TTCGGACCCTGGATAGGTTACCACTATACAATAATGTATCAGTAAGGTTTAATGCGTCACGTGACGTGAAAAGGTGGCCTTATCGGTCTTAAACACCTATATTCCAGTTAAGGATAATAGCATATGACGTTGATTGAAACCCTAATCAGCATAAAATAGTCGTAGCATCCTACCCAGCCTACTAGGCAGGGACATGTACAGAGAAGACTCGCGAAATACTCGTCTTACAGACTCTTCTCGATAGATAGTACAGTCGCCGGTTTAAACTTCCGGTTACGAAAGGACGATTTACCCAATTTCTTAAAAAACTTTTGAAGGGTATATTTCTCTACACCTCCTTTGGAAACAAAGGTTGATACAGGTGAAAGGAGCGACTTTGATGATAGTTGCTTATTCTCAGGATCGGTACCTGATAATTCGTCCAGAATTATATTTTCGAGTTTAGCAGCAAAAGATTCTATTTGATCTTTATCAGAACCAATTTGTTCGTACGTCTGCATATAAAAGCAAGACTTACATTTAAACCCTCTCAATAGTGACAATTTTTTAGTTTTTGTCAATAGGTTTGTCTTTTTAAACTCGTCTAGTGTCAGTGCACCCATACCACCAATTAAGGAAGGGAGATAGAACTCTCTGGGGCATTTAATTATTTCCTTTTTCCACACACTATAAAAATAATAGATAAGTTGGATATCGAACTTCGAAGGCTTTACAAGATTAATATTAGCTTGTTTACAAAAAGTCCTAAATATAATACCAATGGGTGAATTCACTTCGGAATAAACCGAGTCACCTTTCATTTGGTTTAGAAGTTCTTTTTTATTATGCTCGAATTTGTTATTACTGTCCTCAGAATATTGAGGGAGCATTTGGAAATTAATGAAGGGTATTTCTTTAAGTTCACTTTTAGTATTGACTAAAAAATTTCTGCTGTTAATTAAAAAACAGTTAGATGAACTATAGTTCTTTCCTGGTGAGGGTGAAAGTCCAAAAGAATGGACCACCTCTTGCCATTTAGCATAACCTTTAAGACTTGCTTTAAAATAAATATCATCGCCATTAATGGCACAGGATTCCGACAGATGTTCGTCGGGGTAATTATTTACCAAATATTTAGAAAATTGATAAGATATCCAATTTATAAAGCAAAGTAGGGGGAAAGAAGTTAAAGATCCCATTAGTTGACCATTTTTCTGTAGATATACATCACCGATTTTGTCGGGAGACTCTCGAAGTGAAAAAGCAACTTCGTTATAGTCTAGATAATGTAATCCAGCATTTTTCATAAAAAGGTCAATTAAATTTGTAGGTAATAAGGTACTTAGCTGAGTAATTACAACATTAATTACATTACGGTTTAGATTATCCGTAGCAGCTTTATAATCTCCACTTATATGATAGGGTAAGTCGCAAAATTTAAACTTACGATTCCAGTGGGATTCGAAATCTTCGTTTCTTGTTAAAAAGAAATCTTCGTGACTGAGTAAATCTTCCCATAACAACTTTTGAATGGGTTTTATAAATTGATTTCTGGCCTCTTCGGCTGTCACAGTACGTACCTTTAAAGGCTCAACAATTGAGCAAACTCTCACAGACTCCTTAATGATGTCTTTGGACTCATTTAAGCATTTGGCTTTGGCAATTTCATATTGGTTTTTCATCGCATTATTTAACATCGCGAACTTTCTTAAGCCGCCGTTATTAGAGCCGAGTTTCAAATTACTATTCTGTAAATTTAATGAAATTTCTGATTGAGCACCGCCTATTTTGACAGAGTTATTATAACTAGAGTGCTTACTGAGGGGATAGATTTTATTAATCTTATCAAGTGAGTATTTACTCATACTTATGTCTTGTTGAGATATAAATTCACCTTCCTCAGTTAATTTGGTATCAGATTTGAGTTTGTCGTAGTAGGAGGATTCTTTGACTTTTTGGTCAATCCAACAATTATCAAATGTATTAAGATTTTGATCTACCTCCTTTATTTTGTATGATAGGGGGTAGAAACTACGATTAAGAGAGTGTAAACCATGTACCTGATTACGATCACGAGTATTATGAAGTTCCTTAGTAGCCATGAGATTCAAAAATGGGGTTTCGCTACAGGATAAAGAAGAATCGTCAAGTTGGCGATGTGAAGACTCATCTTCACAAGAGATTAAACAATCTTCTTTAACTTCAATAGGACCATAAGTCCTTTTCAACCTTTTTAGTTGATTAATTGGAGAGATGGCAGGTTTTTCAAGTCTCTCCTGTCTACATTTTGTGAGGGATCTTGTATATACCGTAGTACAATCCTCAATAAATTTTAGAGTTACATCATGAACTCTCTCACTGGGTGTTGTGAGTGTAGACTTGTGATCATCCCTTGATTTTTTAATCAGGGATCTAGGAACTGGCGCTAAACTGCGCTTTAAGAACATTAATGACACTAAAAATTTATAGTTCCTAGGTGTTTTACTTGACAGTTTTCTGTTTAGATATTTCTCCAAATGCCTATTAGGGTGGAGGTCTAAATAATTATCAGGCTTGGGGTATGTATCAAGATCCCCAATAAACTTATTGAACCTGTAAAAACAGAAATATTTAAAACTGTCTATTAACGGTTTTATACCGTTATCATCAACATACTCGTTAATTTTTTTAGAGTATGAATTAAAATTTACGTCATCTATGTGAAGATGATGGAGTGCTAAGAATGTATCAATAGATTTAATTATACTATTTGTAATACATTTCGTTTGTAATAGCTCTCTGTCGTTACCGGATGGTCGTGACTGGCACGTGTTATCACTTACACGTCTCCTGTCGAAAATAGGACATTGATTCGAACGATTACGCTTTGTATGTCGTTCCAATGAGGCTCTTTTCTGTTGATTGAAAATCAGGAGAACTCAGCTTTACAGCAACTTGCAAGAGTTGTACTGTTCCACTAAGTAGTCTAATAAGGTTTCGGCCCTATTAGAGGGAATTGCTGAC